CAGGCCGCCGGCGAGCTGGACCCCGACGAGGCCGCAGTCGCCTACGCCAAGCAGCTGGCGATGCCCGCCAGCGCCTGACCCGACCCCAGAGACTGAAAAAGGAGCCACACCATGACCGTGCAGTTGCTTGCGAAGTGGGGAGACCAGCCGCCTGGCACGCTGTACACCAGCGATGCCGCGACCGAGGCGGCCATGGTGACGGCGAAGGTGGCCACGACCAGCCTGGCGAGCGCATTGCCTTGGACTCCTCCCGGCAGTTCGCCTGGCGCGGCAGCGCTCAGCCCGGCTCAAACCGCGGCGCTGCGCAACTGGCTGGCCGGGGGCGTCAGCACTGTGCTCTTCGGCGACTCCATGGTGGCGTTTTTCCACCAGCAACTGACGGCGACGTCGACGAGCTACAACACCGCCACCGGTGTCCTGACGATCACGGAGAGTGGCCACGGTCGCACGCCGAGTTCGCTGACGCAGGTATTCAACTACAGCTATGCGTCGCTGCGTGACATGCGCTGGCTGCCGATCACGCTGATCGACGCCAACACCTACAGCGTGACGCTGACCGACAAGCCAGCGGACTTGCCGAGCGGCGCTCTGACTGGCACGACCTATACCTGTTCGATCCTTCGACAGACCAGTAACTCGCCTGTCTCGTGGGTCCAGCGACGGCAGAATCAGCGCCTGACGTTTGCCGCCTACTCTGCACAGAGCGGCGACTGGAGCGATGGCGCCTTGAGCCGTGTGGCGCGTGACGTGCTGGCCTATGCGCCGCGTCTTGTTGTCATGCAAGCGCTCGGCATCAATGACCAGACGCTGGCCTACCTCGGGAACTCCTCGCGGACGGAGGAGCAGACCGTCGCCGCACTGCAGTCCACCTTCGATCAGATCCTTGCCGCGGGTGCACAGCTGATCGTCATGACGATCACCCCTGTGGTGACCGGTGAGGCCCGGGCGACGAATATCGTCATGGAGCGCGTGCAGCGCATCAATCGTTGGATCAAGTCCTATGCGGCCGGAAAACCCGGGCGCATGGCCATTGTCGATGCGTGGGACGTCTGCGTCATCCGATCGGATGCCAGCGGCCTGGGCACCGCGAGCTACTTCAAGACGACCGATCAGATCCATTACAGCGCCTACGGTTCACTGCAGGTCGCCAAGAAGCTGGAGGCCGTGGTTACGGCATGGTTCCCGCAGTTCTCCTCGACCCTGCCAGGATCGACCCTGGACAGTCAGCAGAACAGTTCGCTGACCGCAGATAGCGGCGCTGCGGCTGGGGGCATCGTGACCATCACCCGAAGCGCCGGCACGGGGGTGCGGACCGGCGAGTGGTTCAAGGTCAGCGGCGCGACGCCCAGCCAGGCCAACGGGTGCTTCAGGGCCATCTTCGGCGCGGCCAACAATCAGACCTTCACTTATGCAGCGCCTGGGATCGCAGATGGTGCGCTGACCGGCACGGTCACTTTCACCCGGTCGCTCAACCTCTGGCCCGACCCGCTGATGCTCGGGGCCACGGACGGCCCCAAGCTCAACGGGGTCACCGGCACCGCAGTGCACGATCTGTTCGTCACCAACACGGCGGGGAACACTGGCACGCTGACGGCTGCAGCCAGCATCGCGGCCGAGCCCAACGGCTACGGCAATGAGCAGCTGCTGACGGTGACCGCGAGTGCTGCGAATGACAGCCCGTCATTCGGCACGAACACGTCGACCGCGCGCGCAGCGATGATTCCAGGGCGGACGTACCAGTTCGAATGCCAACTGCGCATCGCCTCCAACAGCTGGGCCGACACTCCACTGAAATCGCTGCTCATGCAGATCCAGGTGGTGGACAGTGTTGCCGTCCTCACGTACACCGCCAACGGCATCGAGGACGTCGGCGGCACGACCGGCAACGCTGCCTATCAGGAGGACCAGACGCTGCATCTGCGGACTCCTCCGATCACGATCCCGGCCGGCGCGACGATCAGCAACCTGCGCTGCCAGATCGTCGCCCTGATGGGTGCCGCGATCACGAACAGCAAGATCCTGACGCTGGCCACGAGCCGCTGGTCGCTGTGGGACGTTACTGGGGATTGATCTTCGATCGCCGCCCATGTCCCTCAAACTCCTCACCCCACCCGCCGCCGAGCCCATCCTGCCGGCCGACGCCAAGACGCACCTGCGACTTGATCCGGCCGTCACGGCCGAGGACGCGCTGGTCAATGCGCTGATCGGGTCGGCGCGCCAGCAGGCGGAATACGAGACCGGGCGCGCGCTCATCACGCAGACGTGGCAGCTGGTGCTCGATGCGTTTCCGGCGGGCGAGATCCAGCTCGCGCTGCCGCCGGTGCAGAGCATCACCAGCGTGACCTACATCGACACCACTGGCGCGCTGCAGACGCTGTCCAGCGCCCTGTACACGGTGGACGCGGTGCGCGAGCCCGCGCGCCTGGTGCCGGCCTATGGTGCCACCTGGCCGAGCACGCGCGACGCCACGCCTAACGCGGTGACCGTCACCTTCGTCTGCGGCTACGGCGCCGCCGGCACCGCGGTGCCCGCCGCCATCCGCCAGTGGATGCTGCTGCAGATCGGCGCGCTGTACCGCAACCGCGAGAGCTTCGTCGACAGCGGCAAGCAGCCGGCCGCGCTGCCGGGCAACTTTGTGTCGCACCTGCTCGACCCGTTCAGGGTGTACCTGTGATCGACGCTGGCAACCTGGACCGCCTAGTGACCGTGGAGTCGGCCACGATCGCGCGCGACAGCGCCACCGGTGCCGAGGTCAAGACCTGGGCGCAGCTGGGCAGCGCCTTCTGGGCGCAGGTGGTCGAGTCGGCCACGGCCAATGACGAGGGCCTGGCCAGCGGCGTGGCCACCTTCGCGCGGCCCACGCGCGTGCGCTGCCGCTACCGCAGCGACATCGACCCCACCATGCGCATCAACCTGGGCGGCGGCCGGCTGCTGCAGATCATCGGCACGGCCATGCTGGGCCGGCTCGAAGGCCTCGAGCTGGCGTGCAAGGAATGGGCGCATGACCAGTGACGTGCAGGTCAAGGGCCTGGCCGAGCTGCAGGCCGCGCTGGACACCCTGGCGCCCAGGATCGAGGCCAACATCATGCGCCAGGCCCTGAAGGCCGGCGCCAAGGTGCTGGCCGACGAGGCGCGCACCAACGTGCACACCATCAGCGGCAAGCTGGCCGAAAGCGTGCGCTACGGCGCGAAGGTGAACAAGGTGTCGGGCAAGGTGGCGGCCTACGTCCGCGCCGGCGGGCGCAAGGGCAAGAAGGCCGCCTTCTACGCCGCGATGGTGGAGCACGGCACCGCGGCGCACGTCATCAAGGCCCGTCCGCCGAACAAGATGCTGGCGGTGGGCGTGGCCGCGGTGCACCACCCGGGCGCCAAGATGAAGCCCTTCATGCGCCCGGCCATCGACACGCGCGGCCAGGCCGCCATCCAGCGCATCGCCGAGTACATCCGCACACGCCTGGCCGACAAGCACGGCATCGACGTGCCTGCCCCGGTAGACCCCCAAGCCGAGCCCGACGAATGAGCGCCGATGCTGCCGTGTATGCGCTGCTGGCGGGCGCAGGCGCCGTCACGGCCATGGTGGGCACGCGCATCTATCCCGCCGTGCTGCCCGAGAAGCAGCCCACGCCGGCCATCGTGTTCGAACAGATCAGCAGCGTGCGCGCCCCGGCCATCGACGCCTGGGACGGCTCGCACCTGATGCGCACGCGCGTGCAGGTCAACTGCCTAAGCGCCGACTACGCCGTGGCCGCCAGCCTGCGCGCCGCCGTGGTGGCGGCCATGGAGTTCAAGCGCGGCGCCATCGGCGCGCTCACCGTGTATTCCGTGCTGCACGCGGGCGAGGGCCCCGTCAGCTATGACCAGCCGCTGGGCCTGTTCCAGCTGCCGGTCGATTTCCTCGTCACCCACGAAGCCACTTAAAGGAGCATCACCATGGCACTCGCAACCGGACTTTTCAAACAGGTCAGCATCAAGCGCGAAGCTACCTTCGGCACGGCACCGGGCGCCTCGGGCTTCCAGCTGCTGCGCCGCGTGCAGTCCACCATCGACCTGACCAAGGACACCTACGAAAGCAACGAGCTGCGGCCCGACATGCAGACGGCAGACTTCCGCCACGGCGTGCGCCGCGTCAAGGGGTCGCTGCAGGGCGAGCTGTCGCCCGGCACCTACGCCGACCAGCTGGCCGTCATGCTCAAACGCGACTTCGTGGCCGGCGTCAGCGTGGCGTCGGTCAGCCTCACCATCGCGGGCACCGGGCCCTACACCGTCACGCGCGCGGCCGGCTCGTACCTGACGGACGGCTTCAAGGTGGGCGACGTCATCCGCCTGAGCGTGGGCACCCTCAACGCCAGCAACCTCAACAAGAACCTGCTCATTGCCGCGCTCACCGCCACGGTGGCCACCTGCATCGTGCTCAACGCCACGGCGATGGTGGCGGAAGGCCCCATCACCGGCTGCACGGTGGCGGTGCAGGGCAAGAAGACCTACGTGCCGTCCACCGGCCACACGGACGTCAGCTTCAGCATCGAGCACTGGTACAACGACATCACGCAGAGCGAGCTGTTCCGCGGGTGCAAGCTGGACAAGGCCGCCATCGCGCTGCCGCCCACCGGCATGGCCACGGTCAACTTCGACGTGATCGGGCAGGACATCACCACCGCCACCAGCCGCTACGGCACCAGCCCCACGGCGGCGCCCACC